TATTTAGTACCTGTGAGACTGTATTATACAATACTTTTTAGTAAAAGTGTAGAGTTTGTTCTCTAATCACTTTTTCTTTGGTTCAGCCTTTTTAGGTGCTTCTGGTTTCTTATCTTTGCTATGATCTTTTTTCTTAGCAAGCAACATCTTGCCTTCTTTAACTGGACCATTAGTACCTTCTTCTGCCATTGCACACAATGCGAACATTGATGCCAAAATGATTGTTAGAACTTGTTTCATAGGGTTTACTCCTTAATGTTATATAACGCCTTACTAGTCTATTTAGTTGACAATTATATCAACCACCGCGCCCTGTTTTACGCATAACACTTGAACCAAAACCTTTTGTTGGTTTAGGACCCTGAGATTTTGGAGCTTTACCTAATCCAGGATGTTGATTTTGATTTTTGTTTTTGGCTTCGTTAGCCATGTTAATGAATGGGTTTTTGCTTTTCTTTTGTTCGGTCATTTTGTTCTCACTGATTGTAAATAACTTTTTAAGTCACCGTATAAGTTTAGCATCATGCTAATACGATCATCATACAGACGGATATAAGGCTTGTTCCCTACATCATTCTTATTTACGCCTATATAGTATGGACATTTGATTTTCTTGTCAAGGTCCATGATGAATTTATAATGACTGTATTCTTTTAAATCTTTGATATCTATAGGATGATCGTGGAATTCTAATGTGGCTAGACGGAAGTTAAGATCACCTATTTGAGTTAATCTTAAACCCCCGTCACGTCTGGGATTTTGCCACCATTGTTTGTATGCCTGATCCATAGACAAAGAAGAATCACCAAGCTGTTCATATACAGTTTGTGTAATTTGTTCTTTGTATGTTGGCTTAGTCATCAGGATAAACTTTTGTGCCGTTGTTCATAAACACCACAGTAAATTTATCACTTTTAAATTGCTTGTTCAGTTTACGACACAGGTTACGAGCGTGACCTGGATTACTAAAACTTGTTTTCTTATATTTAGGCACAGCTTCACTATCCAGGTAGTGTTGGCTCTTTAGATTTATAGGTTGTCCGTCAAAGAACACAGCCCATATGCCACTTGCTTCTACAATCTGGTCGCACTTATAAGTTGTTTTGTCTACTATCTCAAGTAGAACTTTTGGTTGTGTTCTGCTCATCAATTACCACTTGTTTCCTCGCACGACTACTTCTATAACCTCTTCTTTGTTACTAGATTTTTTGTCTAATAGCATGGTCATGATTTCATCACGCAATAGTTTGGCATCATTCAAAGTCATAGAAACATCTTTACTGCTTCTAGCTTCTGCCAAAGAGATGCGATCCATAAACTTTTTAATTTGGTTCATACGTTATTTATGCTACTATTTACCTCGTCTTTTGTTTTGAAGGGGCCAATGTATTCATAACGTTGAATAAAAATATACTTTGGACAAAAGATTGGTTGGAATTCTTCACCTTGCTTAACTGCAAACCAACCGGCAACATGATAGCATTTACTTTTGGCAGTTTTAGTAAAGATGTGTAGTTTACGTTGCACATCATAGAAACTGTTATAGATGCGATTGCCTTCAGTCGGGAATACTGCAAAAGGTGCCTGAACATCAGTTTTTGCTTTTTTGGCAATCTTTTCAAATTCAATATTGATTTTCTTTTCAATCTGTTTAGTAGATGCATAATGTTCAATATTGTTGCCAATCTTAACATCAAAACCACTACCATCACTAAGTACGTTACCGATCTTTTTCTCTCCATCAGTAATGACCCAGTATTCTCCGTTTATAATTGGTTTAGCTTTTAAGTTCATTATCATCCTTTGTTAATGCTGCTACAAACATAAAATATTCGTAGGCTTTTTGTACTGCAGGAACATTTAATAGTTTCTCTGCTTCTTGCTCTAGTGCTTTAGCCGCACGTTGTGCAGCTTCTCTGGCACTAGGCCATTCTAATTGTTTAGCATCATCTCCAAACACTTCAACTAAGTGTTCCCATGCTAATCTTTGTTCATCTGTTATTGGTGTTGTATTGCCGCGTTGTTGCCTACGAATCTCTGTAGCATCCATGATAGCTTTACTAATTACATCCTCTGCGACTCTGCTTGCCGCAATTAATGCTACATAGTTAGGCTCAATATTATAACGTGTTGATTGCCCACCCGGGTGTACTATAACTAAATGACTTCCTTTAGGCATACTAGCCGTTAGTTCGCTGTCCCACTCACTAACGGCTTCATACTTACGACCAACTTTTTTGTAGAATACTTCTTTGGTCATGCTGATAGCTTCTCCCAAAATAATTCTTTTTCAGGCACATACGCAACTGCTTGTAGTTCACCGTTACTTACAGCATTTAAAATCATACTCTTTAAATAATCAGGACATGATTCTGAAATTTCAATACAGGCACGAGGTACCAACTTGATACCATCTACCATATAAAAATCTCTATCACCATGTACAATTTTTACTGTACTCATTTCTTCAACTCATTCCAAACTATTTGTTTAGCCCGAAGGTCTAATTCTGCTTGTTCTTTTTTGTACATTTGCGGTGCCATGATTTCTATCCACTGTAACACCGCTTCCTTACCTTCATCAGTTAAATGACAATATTCTGCACCAACTCTGCTATGATAATACATTGTATTATCTTTTACAATCTCAAAAAGACCCGAATATAATTGATTAGGTAGTTTCTTCATGTAGTACACCTTGATACGGGCTATTAAGCCACTTGCTATAATTCTCAGCATTGTCTGCAATTTTTTTAAGTTCATACTTGCCACAAAATTTTAATAAGTGAATTCCCGCCATTGGGATAGTTGTAGAACGAACATCGTTCTTAATCATTGCATCAACCTTGTCCTTAATGTCCTGGGGTTGTGCCTTCAAATCAATCAATGTTTTGTTTCGTTCATACGCATCTTTTACACGAACCTCTTTACCATCATGGTCAGTCCAACGTTGTAACATAAAAGTATTATAATTAAATCCTTGCTTGTGACGATCCGCAAACGCTTCACGAATGCCAACTTTATTCTTACTTCCAACCTCACGCACACCTGGATATGCAGTAAAAACGTTGTCGGAAGTATCACCTCTGATAATTTTCTTAAACAATAAGTATTCAGGGTCCTCTAATAGTTTAGGCTCGTTAGTTTTCTTGTCAATGATTAGTTTGTCTTTATCATTATAGTAGCCATCAAGTTTAATAAGTTCGTTACTAACACCATTATACTGATGAACATTGTTAGCAATTAGTTGTACATAATCGCTGTCTGTACTAATAATATAGTGTGTATCGTTTGGATGCAAGTGGATGAAACGTGCAATCACATCATCAGCCTCTGCTTCGGGATGACGCAATACGCTACAATTTGTTTTAGTCTTTAAATAATTATCCGTGAATTCTGCGTAAGTGTCCCAAAAAAGTTTGTTTTCAATCTGTTCTTCCTCAGTCATTGCTTGCACTGCAACTGCACGATGTGCCTTGTATTGTGGGTAGATAGATTTTCTAAACGATTTCCCCTCCAAGCAAAATACAACGTGGTCAATACCAAAACGTTTCACTGCTTGATTGACACTAGCAAGTGTTAAATGTAGGGCCATGCCCACCTTCTCCCATGGATCACTATTGCGTGATGCAACGTGACGAGCACGGAAGAAAGTATTAGCAGTATCAATGAGGGCGTAAGTGTGTGACATGATTGTATTATACTTCAATAAATCTTTTCAAGATAGAGTTCTGGGCTGATAGTGATGTTTTTACGAGACAAACGCTTATCACCACTATAAGGTAACCATGCATCTTGTACTCGTTGTGTTTTGAACTTATTACTTATAATAAATTCTTCAGCCCATGCCTTAACATCTTCAGCAGACATAGATGATTTTTTTGGATCAATGCCCTCAAGCCTCCATTTTTTGCTCTTACGTTTGATTTTCTCAATTAGAATCTTGCGATGTTTTTGTTTAAAGGATTCTTCAATATCTTCAATTTCATCGACAGGTCCATAGAACAAAAATTTAAAGCATTGATCCTCGAGACAGTGGGCAGTGTAGTCATCCACTCTCTCGGGATTTTTAGTAATGCCGAATCCTACTTTGAGA